AGGGAACCGTCCGCCGTACTTAGACGGCGGAAAACAAAAGAGCAATGCGCGGTTAATTAAACTCCACGCATAATTGATGCGACGGACATGCCAGTGGAGGCGACTTTCTCCACTATATCTAACACCCCAGGAAGTTGCCTAGTCGCAGCAGCGACGTGCTTCTCCCAAGAAACGTCTGACGTCACCCCATGGTGCGTGTGCGAAGACACTGCCGGGTTGGACATGTCGAAGCGAACTCGCCACTCTATAGTGACGAGCAAACTTAAAGCGGCGCTGTCTGGGTTAAATATGACCATAGGCGCCCAGCCATTCGTGTCATACGGCGCGTCGACCAAACTCCAATTAGCAGGTGTAACGCCTCCAGCGTTCAGAGACGCGGTGACCTCATGGGCACCCCGAAACTCAGAAACATCTGACATCGACAACGGGTGAGAATCCATCTGGACTCCCCTCAACACCAACTTACCAGCGGACATCAACCGCGGTCGGAAATACGATACGAATTGACTTTCAATATCGCCCCAGGACCGCGTCGTGCCACGGAAGTCCATCCTTACCGGGCATACAGCCGCTGCCATCTGGCCACTGGCGGTCTGAAGACTTTGGTTACCTAGGATCTGCACTGAAATTGCTGCAGGGCACAAGGTACCGGAGCCTGCGGGACCGGCCAAAGTGTCGGCAATGGGCAGAGGAATGCCATAGAAGGTTGTGGAAGGGGTAGAGCCCAGCGGCCCGGCGCCTGATTCAGTGGCACAGCAGATGTTCGTCCACAAGGGCATACCATCAGCAGGCCCTGCTGTACCGCCGAACCTGGCGAATGTGCCGACCATGGCCCACCTGCTAGTGGTGTTGATAAGCCGGGTAGTCCGAACGACGGTATATGGTCCGACGGAACGGGGCAAAGGGGCGTGCGACTGGCAGAAGGCGTCCCAACATCCGTTGGGGAGCCTCGGAACATTCGATTTGACATTCCGTTTCCCCCCTCCAAATGGGGTGCGCACTGACCTGCCTGTGCCCTGTGCTTGGACCTTATCGGCAGTCGAACGTCGCCCATTGGGCTTGCGCTTAAAGATCTTACGTCGCACTCGCACTGTCGAATTAGCCATTCAAACGTGGCTGTGAAACAAATAGCCTCCGGCTCAACTAGGAAGGACAAACAATGTCCTAACAAACTAAATAGCCTCCGGCTCAACTAAGGACAAACAATGTCCTATCAAGAAACGACTTATACGCGTCTTTTGGTGCCCGGCCCCGGCTAGCAGGACTTCGGTCTTGTGAAAGACCCGGGGTCGCCTAATCCGACGTCTCAACCGGGACGACTGGAACATCAGTGCTCCATTTCATCTCCGAGCAGACAGCAACAAACTGGTCCAGCTCGGTCTTGCTATGCCTCAACGCGAACATGCATCCGCCAATGTTCTCTGCCGCGGGTACACCCGTACCGGCGCGTCCGAGCTCAAGGCGGGCTAACATCTTGTCGAGGTTCAAGAAACGAGCGAACCAATGACCTCCTCGCTTGGTGAACTCGTGGGAGGTGAACGAAATGGGACCACAAGAGCCACTTTCCACAACGTCGCGAACTTCAACGCCATTGTCCTGGAGGAAATTTGTAGTCCTCCCGGAAGAGACGTTATCGTCGCCCTGGGAAACGCAGTCTCGGGATCCCGCAATCAACTCCAAAAGAGAGCGAATAAACGAGTTCTGAGCGGACGTGCTCAAGATCCCCGAAGCCGTAATTCCGGCCCGGAGGATTTGATACACGATCCCCCCGATAAACAGCACATGTGCTGAGGTCGCGGCTTGCTCACACCATGTGAGCTCTCTGAAGACAAGGGAGTCAGGGCCAAGACGCACTCGGCGTAGACCGTCTAGATAGATCCAGTCTCTCTGGACCCCCATGTCCCAGCCTGAAATGTCGGAGCTGGAGAGATTGCCCCCGTTCTCGGCAATCCGATCTAGAACAGAACCGACGGCTCGAATGCCGTCGTCGTGGTGTCCCATGCCTACGCAATGGAACCCCGCGTTCCCGTCTTGATAAGAGGCAATATCCTTCTTGTCTTGTTTCCTGTTGGTGATACCGGCAACAAGAATGTCAATGACGGAACAATTCCAAATCAACCTCCAGCGGCGCGAACGCTGCTTCTTCACCGTGACGGGTTCACGCTTGATAAACGGAACCCTAGGATCCATAAGTCCGGCGCGGACCATCTGCTTAGGAGTCATACAGCCCATCGCAACCGATCCCCAAGCTAAACGCAAGAGAATACGGCAGCGTACCAAGTAGCTCGCAACGCTACGGCCCTCAGGAGTCTTCCAAACCTCTTTCTTGCCGGCGCGATACTGGTCTGCCCAACCGGCTGACTTATCACCTTCCAGCGAATCAAGGATAGTGTCGACCCCCTGATGGATTCCGCCATCCGAGACGTACGAACGCTCGCAAGGCTCATAGGCTGACGCAACCTTGTCAAAAGCCTGCATCACATCCTTAGTGAGCTCCATATTGCGTGCACAATGGGTCGATAGCTGACCTTTCAAGCTCTCCAACACAGCGTCCGGATGGTCGCGAGGAATGATGTAGTCCTGCATCTCTACACCATGCTTCGCACAAGCATCTTTAAACTGCTTCCGAAGAGCCTTGGCAGCGGAAACCGAGCCTCCGCTCCTTGCTTGCGAGAATCCAACGCGAGTCAAAACTGGGTCTCCAGAGGAATCTGAAGAAATAACGGTCTCACGTTGGTCCCACTCAATCGCACCAGCGGCGAGATACTCGCGGAACCGGGCGAAACTATCAGTAGCAAGGAGCTGTACAGGATCCCAGCCCGCAACCACTCCAACATCTGGAGCTGGAGCTGCGAGCTGTTTCTTGACTTCTTCCTCGGTGAAGGTGGCAATCCCCTCCGTTTTCCGATCTGGTGTGTCCGGAAGCCACTTGTTGACATGAATGGGAACGCTCTGAGTGCGAGATTCTGCCATTTCATCGTCATCGTTGTCGTTGCGCGCAGCGCGTCGACCTAGATCACGGTTATTGAACATGGCAAACTCGTCCCCTCGGTTGAGGATATCTCGCTCATGCTGACGAAGAGCCATCTTCTCGTCAACTTCCCTCTCGGCGGCCTCGGCAATACGTGCCTTTTCCCCGTCAAGAGCATGGTCGTCGTCATCTGACTCGTCGGCATCCTGCCTCATTGCGCCCGCCCAACGCGTGGCGCCGTCCCACCTGTCAAACTGCTCCTTACACTTCTCCTTGGACTCACAAAGCAACTCGGTGCAAACAGTGGCACCGATTTCCCGCCGAAAGTGAATGATGTCCGGCACACAGACACCAAAGTTGGCGCAACGGTCGTCGATAGACCCACACATGTGGATAGCCACGACCTTGAGAGCGCCATTAACAAGCTTGAAGACCGGGGAACCGGAATAACCAGGTTCAGTAGAAATACTGTACCCGATCCTCCCGGCCAACTGGTCCTCTCGCGTCTGCGGGATAAGGCAGCCTCGAGAAGTCCTCATCTGGCCATCAGGCCCAAAGGTCGTTATGAAAACGGAGCCTTCCGATGAACCCCGAAAAGCGTTCTCCGCAATGGACTTAACGCCGACAACTGCCCAGAAGAAACTGGGTAAATCGACGCTAGCCAAGTCAGAGC